GGACCACGGCCTTGGGGAGGACGGCGGTTTCAGCTGAGTCCCCGGTGTAGAAGGTGACGCCCGCCAGTTCTGGCTGGCTGTCGAGGTAGGAAGCCAGGACGGCTTCCACGATGTGTCGTGCGGATTTGGTGCCCATGGGATAAAGTTATTTCTTGCGGTTGGCGCGTTCGATGCGGTCTCGAAGACGACCCTGCACAGTGTCGCCCATCTGGCGAACGCGATTTCCGTAGACGATGTTCTCGGTGTTGGCCTCGGTGGCCACGTTGTTGATATTGCCGATCATGTTCTGGACGGTCATCGAGACGCGCTTAGGCGTGACCGATTGGCTGAAGACCCCCGTGCCGGAGCGGATGTTGGAATCGACCCAGGGCGCGTTGTAGACGCCGAAGTTCTTTTCCTTGCCCTTGCCGTCAACGGACTTGGGAATCTGGCGGAGATTGTAAGCCCACCCGGCCTTGACGCGACCGACCTTGGTCTGGCGCTGGGCGATGTAGGCATTGAGGGCGGCGGTCGAGTCGATGTAGTACTGAGGGCCACCGATGGGCTGGTTGCGCTTCCATCGTCCGTTCACGGCGTTCTTGTATTTGTCATGGATGGGACGCGGGTCCTTCGTCACGCCTGCCACAGGGGCCACGCGCCCGAAGATGTTGGCCTTGGCAAGGTAGTTCTTCGCCTTGGCCTGCGAACGCTGCCAGTCCGTGTCGTCCATGATCTTACGCATGACCGGGGACAGCGAGTTGATGCGGGACTCCGTCACGTTCTGGTGCAGTTGAAAGAACGTCTGGGTGTCGTTACCCTTGATTGCGTTGATGATCTGACGGAGGAAGACCGTCCTGCCTTTGACCGGGGCGTCCTCTGGAATGAAGATTCGGCGCACGTCATTCCCCAGCTTGTTCATGCCCGCTTTGTGGGCGGCCACGCTCAGGCCACGGCCCCCGCCCTTGGGCATCGGCGGGGTGAAGGTCATGGCGTCCCGGCACATCAGCCTGATCTGCTCGCGGGTGACCATCTCCATGTCGCCCTTTACCTCTTCGGCAAAGTGCCTCAGCGTCGCGTTGAAGTCCGCGAGGCTGGCTGGGTCGATGGCCGTCTTCTTGGCCATTACTGGTTGTCGTCGATGCAGTTGAGCTCGATGACCGCGGAGCCCTGCTTGTAGGACTGGCCTTTGACCCGGAGGACCTGCCCATTGACCGTCAGTTTCTTGCCAGGGGCTAGGGTGGCCACAGGGACGCCAGCGGAGATGGTGGCTACCTGACCTCCAACCCGGCCATCAGAAGCCGTCCAAGGGGCCGTAGCGGCGGCGAAACGCACCGTCCACATCTTCTCCTCAGTGAAGCCCCCCGCGTCGAACTTGGGGGTGTTCATGGGGGAGGATAGTCCGACGAGGAACAGGTTGGCCCCGACCGTGGCCGGGACGCCGATATCTGCCAGGATGGCTTGGTAGTCAGTGAGAAGGGGCTGGCCGTAGATGCTCATAGGGAGGTGGGTAGGGATTTAGGGATACAAAAAAGCCCCCATCGCTGGGGGCTGTTTCAGGACTCAGCCCCGATTAGGGGTTGTAGACCGAGGCGATCGTACCGTCCGTGATAGCCTTGTTAGCACCGAACATCAGTTCCATGGAACCGATGAGGTTACGGGTGCTCTTGTCAGCCCAGACGTTGTAGTAGACCGAGATGCCGAGACCTTCGATCGGAACGACCTCGCGAACGAGGAAGTCCTGGCCGACGGAGTCGAGGTCAGGGGCCGCAGCCGCCATCGCCAGCGCTTCGCTGGAACAGGCAAAGCCGGCCAATTTCGCCTCGGACGGGAAGAGGTTCGCGTAGAAGATACCGCCGTCGAAACCGTAAGCACCAGCCGAGAGGGGCAGGGAGGTCGTGGAGGTCGGGATGAGCTGGCTGTAGATGCCCGGGTTCACGATGAGGGTCTTGCGACCAGCCTTCGAGACGCCGGCCCAGAGAGCCTTGAGCTGAGAGGAACCAGGGGTGACGGTCGAGTCAGCACCGGTGACCGTGGCGGCGCCGAAGTTGGCGACGGTGATCGGAGCGGTAGCGGCGGCCCAGATGGAGTCGGCCAGCTTGTCCATGTTGATCTTCAGAATCTTCTCCAGCTTGATACCGTTTTGGATATCAGCGTAGGAGAGACCGAAGGGCTGGTAGAGGTGGGCGAGCGTGACGGCGGTCGCACCGAGGGTGCTGTCGCCGATGCTGTTGAACGAGGTCGGGTTGGTCAGCGTGGTGCTGCCAGCGGTGGAGAGAGCCACCTGCACGACGTCCTTCGGGCGCTTCACGTCCGAGGAGAAGTCGGAGGCGAAGTTGCCGAGGCCGGCGAGGCGGTTGGCGAGGGAGGTGAGGCTGAGCTCGGCGACGGTATCGACGATCAGAGCGCTGTTGATGGTGTTAGGCATGGTAGCTTAGGAGGGTGGGTTGAAAGATTATTTGGAGGCGAAGAGGACGGCCTTGTGCTTCTTGAGGAAGGCACGGCGCTCAGGGCCAGCAGGCATCGAGGCGTACTGGTCGGCGAGCGAGACGGCGGCGGCGGCGGCGGTGTCCTGAGCCTTGACCGGCTCGACGCCAGAAGAGGCGAGGATGTTCGCGGCTTCCTTGGCGCCGGACTGCACGGAGGCTTCCAGGCTGGAGACCTTGGCGTTGGCTTCTTCGAGCTTCGCGGCGAGGTCGGCCAGGGCGGCGTCCTTCTCGGCGAGGGAAACCTTGGCGGCGTCCAGTTCGACGGAGACGTTGACGGCGGCGGCTTCGACGCTCTTGCGGAGGTCGTCGCGTTCGGCGGTCATGGAGATGATCGCGGCCTCAGCGGCCTTGAAGCGTTCTTCGATGGTGAGAGCCATATACTATTGCGGGGTAGTTCGGGTTAGGTGGTCCGCTCGAACTCGTCGAGGGCGGCGGCGAAGGACGTGGCCAGCCCGGTGATGAGCCCCTTCTCGGCGGCTTCTTCGCCCGTAAACACTTGGCCTTCCATGTCTTCGTCCCTGGCGTAAGAGCGCTTGCGCTTCACGACAGACTTAAACCGCTCATGCATACGCTCGATACGCTCCTGCTCATCGTGGCGCATATCTTCGGTGTAGCCTTCGCCCGCCACGTTCGCGGCCTTGAACTTTCCGGCACGGAAGATTTCGAGCTGCAGGCCGATCTGCTTGTAGTGCTCGGCGTAGGATTCGTCCACGAGGATCACACCTACCGAGCCCACGTAGGCGGACGGAGAGGCCAGCACGTGGTCAGCCTGCGAGCCCCAGTAGAAACCACCGGAGGCCATCAGGTCCTTGGTATAGGCCATGGTCGGCAGCGGGAGCATGGCCACCTTGTCGGCAAGCTCAGGGGTGCCGAGGACGGAACCGCCCGGGCTGGAGATGTTGAAAGCGATACGCTTCACCGCAGGGTTGGCGAGAGCCTCGTCAATCTGGTCTGAGATTTCCTCCATGTCGGCGCCGCCAGTAAGTTTCTCGAACTTGGTCAGACCGATACCCAGCACACCCTTGGCCGTGATGACCGCCGTGCCGTTCGGGGTCACGTAGGGCTTGGCGACAGGGTTGAAGAACATATCCAGCACGCTGTCCACGACGCCGTATTTCTCGGCATACTTCATGTGGTTCGCGGCCTTGATAGGGTCGCAGAGCAGGGGCTCGCGCCCGGATAGCCCGTTGATTAAGCACTTCATGGATTAGAGGGTTCGGGAGGGGGAGGGAGGTCGAGGTTGTCGGCGACCGCGTCAGGCGTCTGGCTCGAAGCCTGACCCTGCTGCAGCCAGTTGAAGGCCGACTGGTAAAGCATCCAAAGCGGGAGGTTCCGCTCCTTGGACTTCTGCACGAGCTTCTCCATCTCGACGGCGCGCTGCTCGAGCACCTCGTCGTAGGTCATGCCCTTCTTGCCGAGGATGGCCTGCGCCGTGGTCAGACCCATCTGCAGGTCGGCACGGTCTTGCGAGGCTTCGCGGCCAGCGTCCACGGTGATGTCGCGGGGCGTGATCCAAGACTTGCGGTTGAAGTCCGGGTCGTCGGGCAACTTGCCCTTGGCGATGGCGTCGGCGATGACGTAGTCGTAGATACGGTCGAGGCTGTCGATGATGATGCTCTGCCACTTGCCAGCCCATCGTGACACGCGGCCAGCGACTAGGCGGACCGAGGAACCGCCGAGGGCTCCCGGCGTGACCTGGTATTCGTAGGGGAGCAGGCGGACGATGTCGCGCTCGATGGCGGTCATCATCCCGATCCACGCTTGAGAGGGGCGGGTCTGGGTCAGCTGAGAGAGGTCCTCGTTGGTATCGACCACCAGCATCTTGCCGCCCATCTGGCTGGCCATCTTCTCGCAGGAATTGTAGTCGCCGGAGAACTTGGAGGCCGGGTCGTCTTGCAAAACGCCGCCCTGCTTCTTGAGGATTAAAGTATGATCTGCGCTGTCGCGGGCTGCTCGGACCTCGAGGGAGAAGACTTCCAGGTGATCCCTCACCGAGTTGAGCGATGACTGTAGGACAGGGTATCCTCGCACCGCAGACGGGCGCTCGAACTCCATGACCTGGAGCATGGACTGGGCGGGCACGTAGCGGTCCTTCTTGTCGCCGTCAGTGTAGACATTCCAGCCGACGATCTCGCCGTACGTGCCGAGGTAAGCCCCATCCACATTGCTGGTGTCGAACTTGTCGTAGGGCGTACCCACCCTATGACTCTCGAGGATTTGCACCTTCGGGACGCCGGTCTTCGGGTCGTTGGTCAGGATGCCGAAAGAGTCGCCGTCAATGAGCGCGCCTGACATCCACATGGCCTGCAGTTGTCCGAGGTTGTAGCGCCCGGTCAGGTCGCAACGGGTGGACCAGTCGCGGAAATAGTTCTGATGCGCCACGGCCACGGCAGGGTCTCGGGCGTTGGACTGGGCCACAAGGCCGTCACCGATGGAGACCAGGACAGCCTCGTCGATGCACTGCTTGTAGATCGGGCTGTTGCGGACGGCCCAGCGGGACGTGCCGACCATGGTCAGCCGCGTGCCGGACGTTACCTCCTTGCGCTGGTCGGTGACCGCACCGATGAACAGCATACGCCGAGCACCCGAGTCGGTCGTGCTGGCGAACTGCGAATAGGAGGCGGAGGCCCCTTTCTTCGTAGCCTTGGACTTTGGCGAGGTCTTCTTACGCATTAGAGGTCAACCCGCATATCCCAGTTCTTCTGGACGGAGGTATGAGCACCGCCATACTTCTTCGGGTCGATGCGGGACAAAGCGTAGTTAATCTCGAGCAGGCGCTGCTGGGGGGGCATCCCGAACTGCTTGTTCACGGAAGTGCCGGAGTCCGAGTAGGACGTCACGGCTTTGCCGAGGTCCCCTAGTGCTTCCTGCTTGTATTGCAGCAGCACGTCCTCTGATACGCCTACGTAGATGCCGAGCATATACTTATTGCGGGGCGGGTAAGGTTTGCGGTTCGTCCCGACCGAGCAGGCCCCAGCGGGCCGCGATCAGCATCCCCAGGAGCTCGCAGTCGAAAGCATGGTTGTCGCGGACGCCCTTCCGCAGACGCCACATGGCCTTGCCGGCTTCCTTTACGCGGACCTCACTATTCAGCTGCTCGACGTACCCGGGGTCGGCATCACGGGCAAACGTGAACACCTTACGCGCACGCATCCCATGGAACAGGTCCTTGCCCGACAGGTTGGACCAGACCACCAGCGCCGTGGGCGTGCGGATGCCAGGGACGTGGATGGCGGTCGGCGTGTTGTAGAACCGACGGACCGTGTCCCCCGCCTTCGTCTTGACGTTGAAGTATTCCTGACCCGAACCCTTCGAGCAGTACCAGCCACGGGTGGCGCACTGCTTGTAGACCGTCTGGGTCGTGGTGTCAGCGCCGCCGGAGTCTACCATGACGAGTTGCGGGTGGACGCCGTGCTTGACCGCCAAGGCGTCTAGGCCGGACCAATCGCCCAGACCATCAGTGCTCAGGACCTTGCCGAAGTAGACCAAGCGGCTGTGCCCGGTGCGGGCCCACTGACGCACGACCACCCAGAAGTGGTCCGCCTGACAGTCCACCTGCAGGGTGATGAACTTGACCGAGCCTTCTTGCGCGTCGTCCTTGTCCACGATCTGGCCGCGCGGGCTGATGTAGCAGACCGCATCCCAAGGGTCGGCCATGGCGTAGTCCGAGGACTCCGTCGATACGACCATGCTACCCGTGCCGTCATCGCTCCAGGGGAGAGCCAGATACTGGTTCTTGAAGAGCATACGCGGAGTCTGGTCACCGACCAAGTCTGCGACCTGCTTCGCTTTTATCATGTCCACGGCCAAAGACCCCCAGCTCGTAGACGCCAATGCGTTGACGTGCAGGCCGACATAGCCGGCCTTCTCGGCCTTGGCCGTAGCCTCGAACCCGGCGCCGCGCTCGACCTCGTTGCAGATCGTGCGGACCTCGTCGTTGTCCTCCATGCGGTGACGGCACTTCGAGCACTCGTAGGTCGTGCCCTGTTGCACGGCCTCAAGGTCCCAGCCGTCCGTCATCTTCGCTCCCTCCGGGAATCGGATGTAGTCCCACAGCCAGGGCTGGCGATGGTTGCACGACGGACAGACGAACATCCATTCACGCTGGTCGGTCATCAGATAGAACTTCCAGAACTCCGCACCCTGTCCCTCGATATCCCCGGGCTGGCTCTCGTAGATCGCCTTCGACGCGAACGCCGCCGCCTTCATGCGGCTCATGCTCATGGCCAGCGCTCCGTTCGGCCACTGCCAGATTTCCGAGCCGAAGACGTAGCGGACGTGCAAGGACTGCAGGTGCTTCTCCGTCGAGGCCGAGCGGTTGTGAATCAAAGACCCGTCCGCGAACCGAAGCGTGCCTGACTTGTCGTTGTCGTCCCCGGACATTTGCGAGCGGATATCCGCGACCTGGTCGAACAACGGCCGCAGCTCGTTAAGCGTGAACGCCTTCGCCTTGTC